GTTTTCGTTTATATCTTTTTCCCAATAACGAAGTAATGTAATATTATGATTTTTACACCATGTATTTTTTCTTTTATCGTTTGATATGTTTTTATTTTGTATTTCGTATTTTGGAATTGAAAATTTACTATTTGGATTACAATGATAAAAATCACCATCAACTTCAATTAATATTTTTTTATTGATAAAATAAAAATCAAAAAAAGTTTTAATTTCATATATTAAATGATTATGTATATAATCAACATCTTTTATTAAACCAAGATTATCTAAAATTTTAGAGAAAATAATTTCTAATTTAGATGTTTTAACTTTTGAATTATTTCTCATCCAAATTAATTTTCTTTTAGACGCATCAATTTTTAATTGCGGATTATTTTTATATCTCTCAATTTGAGATAATGAATTTTTAATTTTACTTTCTTCTGTTTTAGGTACACCTGATAATTTATCAGATATTTTTTTACCTCTTACTTTATCGTTTCTTAATTTTTCTTTTATCCCTTCAATTTTTTGTTTAGTATCTTCAGTATCCTCTTCCCACCATCTACGATACATACCTTTACTCCAATTTTCAGATTGTGTCTTAGCTGATTTAATTTTACTTTCAGGATTTTTATGAAAGTTATTATTTGATGTGGAACTATTATGCCCGGAAATAAACTTACTAAAACCTTTATTTATAGTTAAAAATTTTGTTTTTTCACCACAACCACATTCACATTTAGGTTCTATATTATTTAAAACAAAATCAACATAAGTCATTTTAGGACTTATACCATGAAATCTATTAGAATGATTTGAAACACCTAATAAACTATTAAACTCTTTTTTACATATCTTACAAATAAAAATTTCCATATATCTACCTTTTTAGATAAATATATGGAAATAATAGTAAAATGTAAACCCGATAGATATATTTTTGTATAAAACTAGTAAACTAATATACATCTGTCCGGACGTAAACCTACTTGAATAGTTGCAAGTTCATCTCTTGAATAATCTAAGTTTTGACCATCAAATCCAGTCATAAATGTACCTTGAAGTATCCATTTTTCAACCACAACACCCGTTGGATCTAACATTTCAAGTTCAATATCTTTTTTATATCCAGCAGCATATCCCATACGACCTGTTACTGATTCCGCATGTAAACGAAACCATTCCATTAACGCTTGAGCTGCAGAAGGACCAATTGGATCTTTAAAGGTTACTTGCATTTCTTCCCAGTTAAATCTACCAGCAACAAATGTTGAAGTATTAATAAATGGAATTTCAACTGAATTAATTTTCGCTTTAGGTCTTGATGTAGACGTTACAAACCATTCATTGATTCCTAATGAACTTGGAAATCTTAGTATGAATCGGTTAACTCTCTTCGGTTCATAAGGAACCGGCATTTTCATTAATAAATCTGCCATTTTATTTTATTGTTTTAATTCTTTTATTCTTTTTATTATAAATATGTATTTTTTGAAAATTTTTATTTTTTTTCTAAAAAGACTTTTTTATTTGAAATTTTTTATTTATATTTACTAGGTTCCCAGTAGATTAATAATCTAGTTTATATATGATCTAGTTCTAGTTCTAGTTCTAGTTCTAGTTCTAGTTCTAGTTCTAGTTCTAGTTCTAGATTTATAACTAGATTTAAATAATTATTTTTATCTGGGCCTAGATATATTTTTTAAAAAAATTAAAAAGACCTTGAACTTAATCAAGGTCTTTTTAATTATAAATTATACATTTTCAAATGAAGCCCCTGTTGGAGTTATAATAAATTCTACATCAATAAATTCCAAACTTCTTGTTGGTTTGATATAAATTTTACCTCTCAATGTATTTGCATCAATATCTGCCGGATCATTAGAAACAGTTACACGGAAATCAGTTAAACCTCTTTCTTTTTTAATTGCTTCAAGAATTGGATTAACTAATCTCAAGAATTCTTGTCTAATTTGATCGTCATTTTGTTCAAATAATAATCTTACACAAACAGCTGAAATTAATTTTCTTGCTCTCAATAATAATCTTCTTACATTAATTCTATCAAGTGCTGATTCTTTAACTTGAAGTGTTTTATTACCCCAAATAATTGTACCAGTATCAGAGAATGTTGCAATTGGGTTAATTCTATTTTTGTAAAGATTATCTCTATCATCTGATGTTAATTTCTTAACCGCTTTAATAGATTTAACTAAACCTCTTGAATAACCAGCAGTTGCGTACCAAGGATAAGCCACATTATCAGTTAATGCAATATTTCTCAATACCTCACCTGTTGGTGGGATATATATTTGAGTTGCATTATCTACATCTTTAATTTGAATCCAAGGCCAGTATGTTGCTGAATAGTTACTATCATATTCTTGATCCATAATATCACCAATTACACCATCAACAGTACTTTCATTAGGTGATGAAATGATATATAATGAATCCGCTCTATCAACTTCAATCATTTCAATTGCTTGATTTGTTAAAGAACTATGTTGGGAAAAGTTAATACCAGGTGTTGCAAACACGTTAATATCAATCGCTTCTGGATTAGCAAAAGTTTTTATACCATTATAGTATGAATAGTAATCGGAGTTACCTTCTTTTACATTAAACACACCACCATTATTAAGGTTACTAGTTGTATATGGTCTTTTTCCTAAAATATAATCATCACTATATGTTCTAGTGTTTCTATATATATCCCATCCATCAAAACCACCACATACTGCAAATGTGAATTTACGATTTGCTAATGTTTGTAGTTTATTATCAACACCAACTGTTTGGTCTTCTAAATTATATGGTGTTGTTTTATATGTTGTTCCAGTTGTTCCTGTTACACCACTTATTGCGGTTAATCCTGATGCATTTACGGATAAGTGGAAACCAAATGTTTGTCCACCAGCATGTGATCCTTTATATTTGAATAAATCAGCATCATACGTAAAACCATCTGATGAAGATAAACCTAAAGTTACATTTCTAACCTTATCACCTGATGATATATTTGCAGTACCATTCGCACTATAATAAATCGTATCACCTGCATTGAAATATTTGGTTTTAAATATTGTTTCACCAAGATTTGATGATCCGAATATTGTATTTTTAACAAACCCTCTAAATCCAGCAGGAATTGCATCAACAGGAGCATTAGGGTCTAAATTCAACATTATATATTTTGATAATAATGGATATTGACCATCAGATGTACCAACTTTAATACCAACATAACCCGGTACGTCAGGATTCATTGAACATCTTGAAAATTTCTCAAGTATAACTTGATTTGAATCAGTATCATAGAAATCTCTAACAATTAAATCAAATTCACCATTATCTGTGTTAATATTTTGAATTGTGATTTTAACTTGTTCATTTGCTGAATTACCATCTGATATTGTAATAACATTAAATAAATCTAATACTTTACCACCTCTTACTTCTGAAACTACCATTGGTGATGCTGGTGTATCCCATGCTTTATAACCACTATTACTTGGTAAGAAACCATCTGATTCATCATTTGTCACAATTGATAAACTAATACCTCTAATATAACCTTGTTGATAAGCATTCTTCAATAAATTTGGATAATATTCATGAACATATATCGGGTGATCATAATAATCTCTATCAAATACTTCTGTACCTAATACTTTTGTTAATGATTTTTTAGATGTTTGATCTAAATTAACAGTAAATGATTTAGCACCACTAGTTGTACCTGTAACTCCAATAGTAAAATCTTGATAAGGATTAACTGTTGTATCATTACTTGATGACAAACTAACACTTGTTAATCCAGTAACTTCTAATTTTAATACATTTGTCACATAATGACCTCTTGATCTTAAACATGCAACAATAATATTATCATAATCAGTATTAAGTGATGCAGAATATTTAAATCTTGTTACATTAAATCTTGATGTACCTGAACTATATTGAAATAGATATGAATAAACACCATCTATTGTTGAATCAGTTGCACCTGTTTTATTAAAGAACACATTATACCATTCTTTATTATTTTTATTATTTGCTGTGTAATCATCAGTAAATGGTGATTTTACTTCAGTTCCAGTACCAGGAATGTTCGCTGACGGAATAAGTCCTATTGTGAACCATTTACCATCATCTGTTGATGTAAATCCGCTATAGTTATTAACAATGTAATTCGTTACTGTTAAACCATTTGATATATTTGTTTTACCTGATAATTCAGAATAAATTGTTGATGCTGTAATTGTTGTACTACCACCTGACATTGTAAGTCCACTAGTTAATCCACTATAAGCACCAAGATTAACACCACCTAATGATTTAATACCATAAGATATACCGGGTTTATAACCTGTGTAACCAAGAATTCTTGTTACAAAAAGTTGATTAGCTTCGGATAAATAAGATTTAGCGAAGTAAGGTAATTCGTATTTTGGATTACCAACACCATCTTTCTCTGGTGAAGTACCTCCAAAATAGGTTGTAAATTCATCCCAAGATGAAATTAAGATAGGTTCAAAAGCAGGACCTTTTAAAGTCTCACCAACTAAACCCAATGTCGTAACACCAACGCTTTGTGCTACAAATGTTAAATCGACCTCCTTTGTATACACACCCGGAGAAACGAATACTCTGTTTGAATTTGCCATTGATTTTGTTGTTTTTATTAATATTTTATTTCTTATCTAATAAATATCTTTATTTTTATCAAAGATTTATCTATATTTGAGAATTAAGATAATAAAATATCTATTTATATCTTAAATTATCTTTATATGGAAAATAAACAAAAAAATGTTAAAATAAGTGAAAAACACCACACAATGTTAAAAAGTTATTGTGAAAAGAACGGTTTAAAAATTCACAAAATAATTGAGAAATGGATTGACCAACATTGTAAACCAACTAAAAAAGATTTATATGGTGATGATTAGTATAAATAACCAACACCAATAACAGATCCAATAACAGGAGATTCTAATAATTCTAAACCACCTAAAGTAGATATTCGATAATCAATTGATTTTTCTTCAATCAAACCGTTTACTTCTAAAAATACTACACTAACAATTGTATTTGATGTGTTAAATATTAAAGTTGAACCATCATAAGTAAAATATTCAATATTATAGTTTAGTCTTAACCCATCACTATTTGTGATTGTTGAATTTTTTCCTTTATAATATGTTAAAAGAATTATACTACCGGATTGTGGTGCAACTGAAAATGATATTCTTGAAGAATTTCTGATATGAAAATAATCCACACCCTCCATTTGTGTTAAACCATTAATTGTTATATTAAATAAAATACCAATAGGTTCACCAACTGAAAAAATTATTTGAGAATTGTTTCCGGTAAATGATGCCATACTAATATCAATAATTGTTTGTTTTATTGATTTATTTGGTCTACCTTCCACAATAATTTCATCAGTTAAAATTGCTCTACTAATTGCTGGTTTAACTTCAAATTCATCACTATCTATTAAAAAACCTAACATAGTAAATTGATATGTTTGAACATAAAATCTACGACCATCTAATGTTTGCATCGGTGTATTATCCTCAATTTTATCAAGAACTATTGGAATATAGTGTCCCTTCACCATTGTGTAGTCTTGTCTTGAAGCGAAATGTTGTAAAACAATTTTGTTGAATTTATTAACATCTCTAAATTTATTACAAATAATTGTAACATCATATGTGATATCCACTGCAATTGGTTGAGGGATTTTATAAACATCAGCACCCTTTTCATTTCCATTCCAAGTCTGAACTACGGAATAATAAAACTGATGTCTATCAGGTATTGTTCTTTGTACAGATGGATTTGTTCCAAATTGTACGTCTGGTTTTCTAATTATGGAAATAAAAGGTAATTGAACAACACCATCTTCATCTGTAAATTCCCAATTATTAGTAAACTCTGCCCATCTTTGTATTGTTAATATTTTTTCAATAACAGGGATTTGTTTATTATCAGAAACAACTTTAAAATTTTTAATTACGTAATCCAATAAACCTCTATCTAAATCATCGTGCAATATACTATCAGGTAGATAAGGATCATTTTTTGTGATGTTATCTAATAATTCTTGTCTTCTG